CCCAATATTGTTGTATTTCATTTACAACTTCTATCCACTCGGCTTTCATTGATAAGAATCTGTGAACCATATAATTGTTCCAACTTTTCTTATCTGCGTCTGTAATGTTGTCCCAATACAATTGGTTCTGAACATTAGTAATTTGTTTTATGTGGTCAAATAGTGTTTTTGTTTTCATAGTGAATAACCTTTTAGATATAAATAAGTATCTTGTATTAATCTGAAAATGTAATTTTTTTTAATATTGATTTGTCATTTCTGTTCTTGGAAATGATACTTTATATTTATCATATCTCTGTGAATCTATATAATTTAAATCTTTTGATTTTAACTTGTAACCCTTTTCATTGAAATTGCCAGATTGAGAAAATGTATCTTTATAATTTAAATCATCTGACTCCAAAGATTGATGAATTTCCAATCTATAATTATTATCATATGACTTACAATGAACTTTGTATTTGAATTGTGTATTTTCTAAAAGTTGTGGAATAAAGTTTTCCGTAAACTCAAAGTCTATTATGAAGTTTCCTTTAATTTTGTATAGTGCCCAAATCCAAACCTTTATATCATCTATGATTGATTGTTTTATGCTTTTTTCTTTATCTTCAACTGAATCCATTTCCTTTTGCTTGTTTGCAAACTTTAAATAAGAGGTGTTGTAATCAATATTAGTAATATCCTTTTCATTATCATCAAATACCATTTTGTTTAGTTTTATGTTATTATCAATATCTTGCATTGTAGTATTTTGAACATCTAATATATCTAACATCAAGTGTGTTAAATGTCCTCTAATATTACGATTTAGTACATTGTTCTTGTAATCATTACTTACCCAATCCCCTACGAACCTATCATCTGAAATAGAATAGTGTGATTTGTGAACACTCATAGGTGTTCCCTCGTGAACTTCTACTGGAACCATCATTTTCACCCTACTGACAAACCTCTTATGTTCACCTTCACTTTCAGATTTATTATCAAAGTAGTTTCTTGTATCGTATAAAAAGATTAGGTTTTGTAAGAAGTCCATAGAATTTTCTCTTGCGTATGCTGGTATCCAATTTGCAGCCAATTTTACTCCATTATTATGTGAGTGTTTTAATACATCTTTAATTATGTCTGGTGTTTGTCCCTTTTCCATTAATCCTAATATTTTTGGTATACCATTTTCTACTCCGACCTCTAACCAATTCATTCCACTACTCTTTGCTCTTTTCATCAAATCATCATTCATTTTTGTAGAAGTTCTACCATAACCACCCCAATTAATTTTGAATGGAAGTTCATTTAATAGGTCAATCAGTTCCTCAAATTGTTTCATTGAACCATTAATTAACGAATCAACAAACCAAAAGTCTGTATATCCGTATTCATTATAAAGTTTTACAATATCATCTCTAACTTTCTTGGCTGATTTGTATCGATATAATCTTGTTTCACTACAAAATGTGCATTTAAAAGTGCAACCTCTCGCAGTCTGAATTGGTAACATAAAATATTCTTCACTATTTATCTGTTCATATAGTTTTAAAGTTTCTTTATCCCAAGTTGGAACTTCTAAATTGTTCATATTTACCAATTGCATTGGTCTTCCACCATATACTGGGTTTCTTCCACTCCTTCCTTTTGGTAGGACTGATGCGAAACTTGGCTTCATTTTATCCCAAGTCCAAATACCCGTAACACCATTGTAGTTTTTATTTGAACTATATTGATTTATTAAATCTTTTATTATGACCTCACCCTCATTTAATCCACAACCCACATCTACAAACTCTCTATACATTTCTACATCATCTTTTGTACTGACCAGACCACCAGATTTAGCATACCAACAATATGGTCCACCATACCAAATCTGAATATTTGGGTTTTTCTGTTTTAATTTTCTTGCGATGTAATCTGTGGTAGTAATGTTAGAACTATAAGTTGTGAAACAAACAATATCAAACTTTGACATTTTATCAATCCAAACATTCCAAAATTTATCAAATCGTTTTGTGATATCCACAAAGTTTGCTTGAAATACTTTTCCGTCATATATTGGACTTTCTTTATTGGACAATCTCCAATATTTATGTCGTTCATCACCAACATAAATTGCTGTCAATAAATTTAAATCTATTTGTTCTACTGAGTGGCCTTGACTTTCTAAGACCTGAGATAAACTACCAAGAGCGAATGATGGTGTTGTCAATGACCATTGTGGGCATAAACATAATGCTATTTTCATACAAAGCAGTCTCCCAACATCCAAGTTATCAATGAATATCTTCTACCTTTTGTGACTGATGTAACTCTATGTGATAAGAATGCAGGAAAGATTGTAATACTTCCTCGTGTTCTTGGTGCGGTGTAATTATTTTTACCTGATTTGTCTGTGATACCGAACTCTAAGTCTCCACCCTCATATTTTGTTTCATCTGATAATTGAATAATGGCAGTTAGCTTTCTTGTGGAAGTTTCTTTTGCTCCACAATCAGTATGCCATTTGTATTTACCACCATTTTCATATCGTAGTATTTTTACCTTTTCCATTTCTTGTATATTGTATTTCCAAATAGATTGATTAGATAATTCAAATACCATTTTTAGTTTGTTATTGAGTTTCTCATTATTGATTGTAACTTCTTTGTTATCACGAACTTCTTTGTTCAGAATGTTCTCATCGTAATTACCTGCGAGTTCTGATTCAGTTGGTTCACCTGTTTCTAAGTATCTCATCAACTTCTGACATTGACTTAATGATAGAAAGTCTTTTCTGTGAACTACAAATTTAAATGTATCGTTAGTAATCATATGTGTAAAACTCCTTATTTAATTTATAGTGTTTATTTAAATCGTTTATATTTTCTATCTGAGTGTATTTGGTATTAACTTTCTCTCCAACTAAGATATGCTTTATATTTTCATAAGTCAATATACTATTCTTATCAACCATACTTAAAAGTCTGTCATTTATTTTTCTATTTACTATAACTCTTTCTTGTAAATCATATAAATTTAGTTCACGGACTGGTTGGTCTGTATGTTTGTGGTAAACATTAGTTTCATTTGCTATGTGTAATGACAATACTTGCTCAAATAAATTACTTCTTACTAACAAAAAAACCTTATCGTGATAATCTATTACTTCCTTTATAAACACATCATTATCTTTATAAACTATTTTTGTTCCAATGAAACCACTTAATTTATAACTCTTATCGAGAAATCCTTTGACTCCTAACTTATCTATTGGTGACTTAAAGTTATTAAAAAGTGGGTGTTCCCAAAACTTCCCATTTTGAGTTAGTTCCAAAGTTTTCATAAAGTTTGTAGAACCACACCTTTCAGTAGACACTACAAGTATTTTAGACAAAGGTATCTCCAACTCCCCAAGCAACACAAGAATATCTATTTCCTTTTGTTACTCGTTTAACTCCGTGTCCTGCAAATGTTGGGTGTATGATTAATTTACCCACTTCAGGTTTAATAATTTTTCCATCAAAAAAATGAAACTCTCCACCCTCATAATCATCATTTAAAAATACAATTAATGTTAGTTTATTTGTACTATACTCATCTAACCAATGAAAATCTGCGTGTGGATTATAATATTGACCTACATCATACCTGTGACATTGAACTCTATTGTTGTAAATACCTTTACAATTATAATGGTAAGTAGTTAGGTCTGCTAATTGTATTGCTTTCCAGAATTTATTCAATATTTCTGGATTACTATTTGTCTTTATATTTAAAATACAAGAATTCTTGTCATCATTTCCGAGAGTATCTCTGTTTTCTGTTCCACGGTGGTATCCACTTCTAAGGTCTGCTTCCTTGTCCACCAAATCCATAATCTCTTGGCACTCATCTTTACTAAAAAAGTTTTTTCTCTCTAAAAACCACCTAAAATTAGGATTGGTTTTAAAGTTATTCATATCTACTTCTTTATACATTTTACTCCTATCTGAAATGGTCTCCGACAAATAATTCTTGAATTACATATCGTTTACCTTTTGTTACTGGCGTTACATTATGACATAGAAATGCCGGAAATAATGTTAATGCACCCTTATTCTTTTCCATCGTGTACCATTCTTTTGTATCTTTGTCTTGGATACCAAATTGAACTTCTCCACCCTCATATTCATTCGGGTCTGTTAGTTGAATAATTCCTACAATCTTTCTGTTAGAACAACTACCTGCATTAAAGTCTGTGTGCCACCCGTAGAATCCACCATCTTGGTATTCTATTAGTTTTAATTCATCATCACAACCATCAACATCAAAATGAAAAACACTATCATTAACTATGTTTACCATTTGAAACATCTTGTCTTGTAACCATTTCCAATCTTTGTTGGTCTTATCTGGTCTGAATTCATTATCAGGTTGGTCAAACAAATACCACTCATTAGTTTTTCTAATTTCTGGTAAAATTGCTGTTCCTTTTTTATCTCCTACACAACCAATTACATCTTGTTCAGATTCCATTATGTCTCTCTTTAATTCATCACATTTTTCTTCTGAAAGAAAATTTGGTATTTGAATTGAAAATTTTAAATCATTATTGTACCTCATTTAAAAGGTTCTCCTATATATGTTTCTCTCATTATGTATCGTTCTCCACTCATCAATTCTGTTACCATATGATTTGCGAAGGATGGGAATATAAATAAATATCCCTTTTTGTATGGTGCTTTGAAAAAGTTTCCTTCATCATCTTGAAATGCAAAATGTAAATCTCCACCATCAAAGTCTTTTGAGTCTGATAATTGTATCAAACAAGTTAATTTATTTAGTGATAAAAATCCTTTATCTGTTCCTGAATGCCAATTAAAT